GACCCAAAGCTATTTTTCTGTGTTGACTGCGGAAAACCGGCCTACTGTTGGGAGCATAGAGATTACAACAAACCGTTTGATGTAGAGCCAACATGCAAGAGCTGTGATGTTAGGCGCGGTAAAGGAAAGACATTATCTGTACAGGGATTTCTAGACACATCTAGATTTCATACCATACCGATTAAGAAGGGGAAATAGCGTGGCATCTCAAAACTCAAGAATCCTAACCCACCTCAAACACGGCAGAACCATTAACCCATTGCAGGCCCTAAAGCTGTTCAACTGTTTTCGGCTCGCCGCAAGAATTGAGCAGCTCAGAAGGCTTGGCCACCACATCATAACTACGCCAATACACAGGGGCTCTAAGGTTTTTGCCTCTTATTCACTTGGGAGTGATTGAAATGAAAAACGGAGATTTGCCAGCAACAGGTTTTGACGGCCCTGAACAATGCGCTGCGGGCCTCACCAAGCGCGAAGCCTTCGCTATGCACGCCATGCAGGGGATGCTGGCAAATCCGGAGGAATATTCAATTGAGTGCCTGGCCGAATTACTGGGAGTCTACAAGGAAGACTGGACTCCACTTCATTGGGTTGAATTTGTATCCATGCGTAGTGTTCAGCACGCCGACGCCCTACTAGCAGCCCTGGAGGAATCCAAATGAACCGCAAAGAAGCCAAGGCCCTGCTGCCTGTAATCCAGGCGTTTGCAGAGGGGAAGGATATTCAATACCGTAGCGAGGATTTTGAAGGATGGAGAACCTTTTGCATTGATAGTGCAGGTTTTGAAAATGAGGGGTTTGAGTGGCGCGTAAAGCCCGAGAAGCAGGAGCGGTGGATTAATATCTATGACTTCGGTCGATTCGACCCTCCATACAAGACAAAAAAAGAGGCCGACACACGCTCAGACCGAATAGCCTGCATCCGCATTGAATACGAGGAAGGAGAAGGCCTATGACCTCAGCCAGATACCAGAAATGCAAGTGTGGACGCATGTTTAGCTGGCTGCCTTCCATGTCAAAACCTGCAAAATGCACGGCTTGTACCGAGTTGGACGAAAAGGCCAAAAAAGCGGTTGAGGCTGTACAGGATCGGCCGGTAACTCACAAATTCAGAAAGGGGCTAACAACATGATCTCAATGGATAAAGGATACAAAACACGCGACGGCAGGGCTGTAAGGGTGCTGTGTGTGGATATGAATCAGGAATTATATCCGGTAGTTGCCATTGTAAAGGGGCCGGCTGGTGGCGAGTATACCAAAACCTTTACATCCTATGGTATTTACTCCGTTGATGATGGAGTTGGAACTCATAACGATCTCATAGAGGTTAAGCCCTCTGTGGTGTTCTGGTTGAATGCAAGGAAGAATGGAGATTTATTTCCGTATATAACCGAAGATTTAGCACTGAAAAGTGCAACGGCGTCCAGTAATTATTTTTTCATAGCCCGCAGGGTAGAGCTGCCGATTGAGGAGCAAGAGAAATGAACGCAATTATTTTTGGGGTAGTGGTGGCAATTGGCATTTCTGGTTATGTAGTGACCATTGCTGATAGCGTTAGCTGCAAAGATTATGATGTGTGGACTATGCTTTTAGCCACCATCTGCACAGGAATCGCTGCCGGGATGGTGTACTAATGAAATACGAGATAAAGCGAGAGGTCACGCTGATGGTTAACGCTAAAGACGAGGAGACGGCTATTAGTGTGGCCAACAATTGGCACGGCTCGGTTGCCGTTGGAGGCGCAGGTATATCCCACGGGATATACAGGCTGGAATGGGATGGAAAATCTAAGCACCTATCACTCAAGCTAAAGCGTAAATCCTAGCCCTATTAACCCCTATGGAGAACAAGAAATGAAAAAATACACTAAAACTATATATTCAACCGGAACTGGCATGGTACGGGCCGAGGTAAAGGACAACGCGACCGGTGCCGATGTGGGTAGTGAGTGGTTTATGGGCATCTTTAGCACCAATGCCAGTGTCGAGAGACGGATGAAGAAAGCACATGCATGGTGCGACGAGCGCATCCGAATACTAGAAAATCTTGCGGTGGGAGAAAGTGATGAATGATGGTCAATTTTTGAGTTTCCTGATTGGAATGATATTCGGAGCTATAGCTACGGCATTACTATTTGTTTACGGGAGCATCGGAGAGGGCCTGCTTGACGAGTGTGAGGCATCGATTCCGAGAGACCAACGCTGCGTGCTTATCGCTACTCCTGAATTGGTAGAGGAGAATAGAGAATGAACATCTATTCCTTTGTTGGGGCGGTCTTCCTATTCCTTTCAGTTGCAGAATTCGTGGAAGGCGAGAAGCTGAGGGGTTCATTGTGGGGCGTTGCCTTTATTGGAATCGCCCTCTGGATGGCGGTTTATTAGCATGATCCAGAACGAAAAAACCCCCGACTTTCGAAGGGGGCTAGAGTGCCAGAGATCTGGACTTGACTCCTGGAGTGGGTCAGGAGTAACCTTGAACCTGCGAAAACTCAAGATGGAAGACACTATAACACACCGTTATAGGCCCTGCACAACCCCATTCCATCTAGTAATTCGCCGCAGCCCTTTATGCGTCGGCGCTTTTGCGTGTCTCATTTGGGGGGCTGGCTGTGCGGTACAAAGTAAGCCCACACCGCAACTGAGTTCTAAAGGCGTTACAGGGGCTGGACACCTTGCAGGGTGGAATGATGCCGAGCATGGATAACTGCGATGATTCCATGCCGCCTAGCGGCTATACGCTGGCTCCGGAGAGCATGGGTGTAAGGATTCGACCTCTTTATTGTGGGTTTGGGTTTCTTACACCTCGAAACTACCACTTCACCATAGAGCATTAAGGGTAAAACAGTGCTATCAGACCATGAAATAACACGAATACTTTTCTCTCAACTTGACAAGAGAAAGGCACATCTCCATACAAAAGGAGACGACCATTTAACCGATTGTCGCTGCAATATGTACAGGATTGCCATTAAAGACTTAAGCCACCCCTACCGCCTTGAATTAGAAAACAAACTGGAAAGAAAAAAAGAGGCAAAAAAGACGAAAAAGGCGAAGCGAAAGGCAAGACGCGCCAAGAAGCTGAAGAGCGAAAAGAGGTACAAGCGCCCTCGGCCCGCAGTAAAAAGAACGACACCGCGGACCACGCCATGGGTATCACGCGAAGAATGGCTGAAGGAAACGGACAAGTTTTATGCTTCTCGCGCTTGGAAAGAGGTTCGATATTTGGTCTTGCGTAGAGATGGCGCTATTTGCGCGTGTTGTGGGGCCAAGGCCTCAGATGGAGTTTGCATGTGGGTTGATCATATAAAGCCGCGCAGTGTTTACCCTGAATTACAACTAGACCCAGAAAATATGCAGGTGCTTTGTGATGACTGCAATCAAGGTAAATCCAATTATTACAATGACGATTGGCGCGTTAAAATGGCCTAACAGCCCTCTAAGAGACAGCTCACTTTAAGGAGAATAGAGATGAATGACGGTGAATTGGCAATTGAATGGATAGAAACACTGGCCAAAGACGAGTTCAACCAGACGCGTCGCCAGTTAGAAGACGCCGGGTGCGGAAGATCGCCTGGCAGTTCGACGGGATTCTGTTGTCTTGGCGTGGCCCGATGGACTCTGGGCATGGAAGCAACAGACCAGCTATACGATGAATTCAAGGAGAATGGGTGCTTTATAAACCTCTGGAGGTTCGCCCCAGACTTGTCGAACGAAGAGATGAAAGAACTCGGGCTTACCCCTACTGGCTCTGATCGCTGTATAAACATGAACGACGAAAAGAAACTGACATTCCCAGAGATAGCCAAGCAACTTGTGAGTGAGCCGGGTGGGTTTTTCCTTACCGACGTGGCCGATGCTATCGAGGAACACTTTTACAGCCTCTAATGAAGTAATGGAGAAGAGATGAAGAACAATTTAAAAGAACTTCGTGAAAAGGCAGAAATGAGCATGGCCGCTCTTGGGGATGCGACTGGCGTAACTGCTGGAGCAATTTGTCACTTAGAGAAAGGCAAAAGATCTCCAAATCTAAAAACAGCTTATCGATTGTCAAGTCTATTAGGTAAATCAGTCTACGATATTTGGCCGGATACTACTGAAATCATTGAAGAAACGGTGACTATTCGACGATGTGTTATTAAGTAATGGAGAAATAGAATGAAGAATGAGAATATATACGGTGCACGGTTTCGCAGAAAGGGAAAGGCGCCAAAGAATGGATGGGGTACTCTCCCTTCAAGCAACACTGTTGCTAACCGCAAGGGGGGGCGCAAGATATTAAGAGCCTGTTTATAGCTGAATAGCGCCTATAATTTAATGAAAGGGGAATAGAATGAAAAGCATTTCGTTTAATACAGGTACGATTGAACTGCCAATGATTGAGGGAGAGTTTTCAATGCTTCCTTTTGATCTTGAAAGCCTTGAAGGTCTTGAGGCTGATTTCAAAGAGATTGTCTCCAGACTGCTTGGTAATATCAAACACATAGGAGGAACTGCCTATTTTACGATTCATGGCCGGAGACTCCAGAAAGGGCAGACTTTGCGCAGGGGAGGCCCACACACCGATGGCAACTACAGAAAACATTTAATGGGCTTCGGGGGTGGTGGCGGTGGTAATGGTTGGAAGGTAGGAGAGAATGGCCCAGGCATTAACACGGCCCTGCATGGCAGACAATATTGCAAAGACATGGGCGGCATCATAATGGCCTCTAATTACGAATCATGCCTAGGCTGGAATGGCGACTATGATGGGCTGCCCTCAGTTGGCGGAAATTGTAACCATATCAACCTAGACGAGCCATTCATGCTCAAGAAGAATCAAGTTTATTACGGGAATAATCACTTTATCCACGAATCACTCCCTATTGACGCTGATGTTCACCGTGTTTTTGCAAGGATAACGATGCCTGAACACCATCAATTCATCGGCATTTAACAATGGAAATCCTCCTAAAAGACGGCACCGAATACGAGCTAAGCGCCGAGGACTATATCCGTTATTCCAGAACCTATCGGAACATAGACATAGATCAAGAGTTCTTAGAGATGGAGTCATGGTGTATAGATCATCCGTCGCAGCGTAAAACAAGGCGCGGGGCTCCTAAGTTCATTAATGGGTGGCTTAGTAGAGCTAATAAAAAAGCCCTCCTAAAAAGGAACACAGGACGAACTAGGGACAGGACGCTGGAGCAAGATTTAACCGAAACTGATTGGGCGTACCGACAGTGAATAAAGTCATTTTAAAACAAAAAACCCTTAAAGAACTTATCCATTATGCGCCCAACACTGGCATTTTTACATGGTTAGTGCGCGACCGACGCTGGTTTCCAAGCGGTCGATCTCATAAATGGTGGAATTCTCTGTTTTCGGGAATAACAGCCGGATCAATTGGTACCAATGGGTATCGCCGAGTAAAATTTCTCGGGCGCCTATATTTGTCTCACCGTCTAGCATTCCTATATATGACAGGAGCATTTCCTCTCGACGAAGTTGATCACGAAAACCATATTAAAGATGATAATCGCTGGCTTAATCTTGTGGCAGCTACTCATCCAGAAAACAGTCGAAACCAATCGCTACATAAAAATAATAATAGTGGATATACGGGGGTACATTGGAGCAAGGACTCAAATAAATGGCTTTCTAAAATCAGGATAAATGGAAAGGACACCCACCTCGGGAGTTTTGATGAATTAGAAGACGCAGCCGAGGCCAGAAAAGAGGCTGAGGTTAAATACGGGTTTCATGAAAATCACGGCCGCGACCTCTAGTGAAATTTGACCTCGCCGAAATCCAGAAGCGCATGGACAGCCTTAAAAAGCCAGAACCACCCGCGCCCAAAGGATTGCCACCGTCAAAGCGAGAGCGCGCCGAATCAGCAAAGAAGCGGGAGATCAAGAAAATGCGAGAAAACTTAGGAATGGGAGAGTAGTTATGGCTTTATGGGGCGCATTGTGGATAGAAAAAGGCAGTCTTGATGGGGATCATGAGCATTTACTTTATAATAGTAGTCTCAAGCCCGTTATGTTTAAAACCAGAAAAAAGGCGAGAGCTTGGATAGAAACACACTTTGGATATATCAAAACTAGAAAGGATTTGAGGATATTTCCTCATGGCTGGAGGATGCCGATACCCGTAAAGATTACAGTTACTTATGTGAAATGAAGGGGAGTAATCATGCCAGAAACATACGCAGACATTAAAAAACTAATACGAGAATCAGCGACATTTTCAGGAGGCAAAGATTTTTCGATTAAGGAATTAGCCGCAGAGATAGGGCTAAGCTTTGAATTTATCAATCAAGTGATCAGCGAAATGGCTCAGGACGGCCAAGTTTCAAAGAAACGCGCGAGGACGCCAGGGCTAAAGGGATCAGGATTTTACTACAGAAAATGCGGGTTCAGACCCAGGGACTTTCTGGCCATGAGCTTCCGTCGCCATAGTAATGAACAGCTACACCTTACGCCGCTTCATACTTGGGCGGTAATGTGAGCGGGGAGAAATTCACTGTTAACTCGGAACAGACCTGGGATAGCTTTATCTCACATGCCCGAAAGTTATACGACGAGCATCATTATGTGACATTTAGTTATAGCACCGGAAGGCAACGCACTGGCCAGCAAAACAAAGCGCTCCACGTCTACTGCCAGCTACTTTCCGATGCGCTTAACACCGCAGGACTGGATCAGCGCCACGTATTGAAAGAAGAAATAGAAATTCCCTGGACAATGGAAGCCGTCAAAACGCACCTATGGAAAGTTATACAGCAGGCAGTCATAGGTAAAGAATCGACCGCCGAAGCCGAGAGAGGCGATTACACGAAGGTTCACGAGGTACTCACACGCCACTTGGGCGATAAACTTGGTCTGGATTACATCCCATGGCCCGAAAAGGATAGGGATAATGGCTGATCAGATAATTTTAGAGCGAGCGCAAGAGATCGACAAATACACTACAGGCGAGATATTAAGGCTCGATATTCCGGTGAGCGGCGCAGCATTGGAGGCGCTTCTTGAAAGATTTGTGGACGAAGAAGACAGCGCCGAGTGGGTAGCCGAGGATGGCAGCGATGAGATTTAACCTAGACGGCGGCGCAGTCAAAGCCAAAAAACAATTTCAGATACTGGATGACGCCATGAATTATTACAGGAGTGTCGGCCATGAAATACCGAATCCCTTGGCCTTGTTTAAAAAAGACCATGACTTATTGATGAGCAAAGTCCCGAAAGTCAAGGGCAGAACCCCTAATGTGACATTGTTTTACCGTGGCATTGAGCTGAGGAGCCAGTAATGGCTAAAAGAAAACAGAAAAGCATAGCAGCCCTAATGAACGAGGCTGCGGCACTCCTTCAGCGTATCGTTAGAATGAAGGCTGCCGATGAAAATGGGTACTGCACATGCGTGACGTGTGGCTCCAAGCATCACTGGAAGGAGCTTGACGGGGGTCACTTTATCTCTCGGACAAAGACAATTCACAAGCTGCTTGAAGAGAATATTCACCCTCAGTGTAAAAAATGCAACGGATTTCTGGGTGGGAACCACATCCCCTACGCCCTGTTTATGATTGATACATACGGCCGGGAGTTTGTCGAACACCTGGAATTAACCAAAAACGATGGTATTAAATACTACCGAGCTGATATTTTAGAGATTATCGGTACACTTAAAAAGCAATCCAGAGAACTTGAGGGGAGAATGGTATGAACATTCCAGAAATCCGTTGTGATTCAAGAGGACACGGCTACTACGGCGCTCCACGCGGCAAGAAGTCACACAGAGGCATTGATTTTATATGCGATCCAGAGCAGGACATTATAGCGTTCAGGGAGGGCGTTGTTACAAAGCTAGGTTACCCCTATGCAGACGACCTATCATGGTGCTACATTGAAATCACGGACTCTAACGGCTACCAGTGGCGATACTTTTACGTGACGCTGATCCACGAGGTAGGCGAGACAGTGCTACCCGATGACATTATTGGCTTTGCGCAGGACATTTCGCAGCGGTATAAAGACCCGAGAAAGGAAGATATGCAGCCCCACTATCACCTTGAGATTATGAAGGACGGTCAATACTTTGATCCTCTTCCGTTCATTGCGGAGGCATAACATGAGTGAAAAATGCAGATGGGTAGAAGAAAAAGGCCATACCTATCTTATTCCGGGCTGTATGGGAACTGTTCAAAACGGGATTGAAGAATGCACATGCCAAGGGATGATGGATTCAGATGTACTAATGCAACTTAGAATCCTAGCGGATGATGATTTCGATCAAGCGTGCGAGTGGGCCGAGAACAATGTACCAGAACTGAAGAGCTTTTTTGATACTTGGTCCATGCATTGCGGCGCATCAAGAAAGGTGTTCATCGGGCACACAATTAAAACGTTAATCAATTTATGATATAGGCATAGTGTGCTAAAATGAGAGACTCAGGAGGGGATATGAAACTAACAAGAGAGCAAGCGTCAGGGCTACATGCCTTTACTAGCCACAACAAAGAGATTCTGGATCGTTCAGGGATTTATCTGTGCGGCTATTGCAAGAAAGGCGGCTTATCCAAAAACATCAAAAACCTCATTGATGATGGCGAAACAGCTATTTGTCCGGACTGTGGTATTGATGCACTGATTCCGGCAATGATTCCACACAATGTCCTCGGGCAGCTTAATGAGAGCTGGTTTAGTGTAATGGAACTACTCAACATGAAGCCTGCACCATTGGGAACAACAATAACGACCGAATAAAACCGAATTGGGTGGATAACGCGGCCTTCTCTATCCCACACCTGACCCGCGTTGTTGTTAAAAAATGTCCTCGTGACGCACCCATCCCTTTTAAGGAGATAGATATGAAAGAAACAACAAGCAAAGACAGGTGGGAAGACCGTAAAACCGAGACGTGGCAGGGCTTCTAATGGATAGTGGACTCTGGTGGTAAATGCGGATAATTGCCTTATCAATCCTATTAACCGGCTGTTCCTTGAATCAGGTAACTTGGGAAAGCCCCACAAGGCTTTGTACAGGCAGAATAGCGATATACCCGGAGCTGGTGAAGCTGAAAATTGGACCAAAAGGCAATCAGGTCCATAGATACGGAGCAGAATTAACGTTGAAAGCGGGGTGTTAGTTTATATTGATGAGGGTAAAGGCCAAGGTACGGAAAGTGCACGCCTATGGGCTGCGGCCGCGATTCATGAGTCGCACCCTCTTCAATATGAATTATGACGGCAATACAGGTATAAAATTACTTATACTACCGTATGAGGTTTTCGGCTAAACGCCTGTATTGCTGTCACCCTATTGGAGAGAGATATGAAGGGGTACGCATTAGTAAGAATTAATGATGATGCAAATGTGAGCATTGACCGCTCTTACGGGCATTGGCTTGCCGATCCTATGGACCCTACATTTGTCGCTGAAAAAAGCATTCGCGGGTTCAAGGGCTGGAAATGCCGCGGGGAGGGTTACGGCAAACCGGGCTCATACGGAAATGGTTGTATTTATGTTAGTGGATTCGATTCTGTAACAATGTTAACGCCCCTGTTAAGTTTTGAACCGGAATACCCATGATCCACTACAAGGACATCGAAACCACCCCGGAAGGCTATAAGTATGAGCTAACGGAAACAAAGGTGTGGCAGCTTGGCAGTAAATTCGTCAAATTCAACATCGTAACCGAATATTTTTCACTCATTAAGGGCCAGCTGATAGGCAATTTGGGATACCGTAGCGATGGCGCCAGCTGGGCGATAGACACCAAAGACTTTGCGGAAGGCTGGTTCCTGCATGATATTTTAACAGACATGATTAAAGCTAAAATGCTACCCAGAAAGCTGTGGAAGTACGCCGCCAACGAGATGCGAATTGTTAACAAGCGCGAAGGTATGCCCTGGCCGAGGCTTCAATGGACATGGGTCATGGTGAGATTCTGGGGAAAGATTAAGCCGTGGCACTAGGAGGACAGCATGAGCAGAGTAACGATCATTGAGCCAGCTATAGATCAGTCCGAGTGGCCAGAATGGGCCAAAAAGGCATTTGATGAGGGTCATTTCTTTGCAGAGGCGGTGAGAAGGGTAGAGGATTTGGAAAAACAACTTGCCCAGCGCTCCACATTACAACGCATTACAGCCTGGATAGACCGATTTTTTGGCGCAGATTAAAACTGTAGTAGAATACCCAGAGAATCAACACCATAGAGGTGATAGAGATGGCCAGCGGATTAGACACAAAGTACGACGATGACACCGGATTCGGATTAGCCTCCTTCAAGCAGGAGGGCACCTCAGAGATATATGACCGACCGGATATCCAGCCATGGCCCACTTGCGGCGATGAATTCAGAGCTTATTTTAACGCCGAGTACAGCGGCGTGCCTTGGCCTATCAAGTGGTACCTGAAAAGGGTAGCCCAAAAAGTCGTGGGATCAAGCACTACTTACTGCTGCAGCCGTGGCTAGCTTAGGGGATAGAGATGAGTGAAGTAGAGAAGAAGCACAAGGATTTAGCTGTAACCTCCGACCTTTCCGAGTGCGCAGCTGAAGATGCGGTTAATCTCGTGCGAGAAATGTTCATCAAAGACAAGCTGCGCTATCCATGGGCTGGCACCCTGTACGTGTCTATCATCAACTTTAGAGTTGCGGCCTACGTGGGCTTTCTTAATGATGACGTAGCAATAGTGCGCCTTGATAAGAGCATGAGCCCGAATGAATGGCGCATTGTTTTCTGCGATATTGACGGGGAAATAGAATATTCAGCAGGGAGCCCGGGAGCATGAGTATAGAAGAATATGAACAGAGAATATGGCGGAGTTGGGTCACGGTTGAGCCTAATACCATAGATCTCCGAGTCGAAGAGTTATATCAACTATTCAAGGCAAGATTAACAAAGGAATTATTCGTTGAATCTACCGCACCATTGAATACTCTGTTAGCGGCCCGGGAGCCTAAAACATGAACACCACAAGACGTAAATTCCTCGCCCTACTGGGTATAGCGCCCGTAGCAGTCGTTGCTGTCGCTGAGGCAGTTAAGCAGCCACGGGACGATGGGGTAGAGCTGTTTTCTATGGCGCATCCCAAAACTGGAAACCTTCCCCCTGGCTATAAGGTCGGTGCAAACCTGACCGCCACTGAGCAGTGGTATCTAGAGGAAAAAGAGGGCATGACATACGATGATGCAGAGGGACGCACCCACTATTCCTATGGTTCTATTGATCCGCGCGGTATTTTCGACTGCTCACAAGATGCCTAAAACACACCCCAAAAAGAAGCCAACACCACGCAACAAACAAGCCAAAGCAGTAGGCAGGCCCAAGAAGTGGGAATCTGCCGAAGTCATGCAGGTCGCAATAGACAAATACTTTGATGACAAGAAGGCAAGCGGTGATCCTGTAACGGTTACGGGGTTAGCGATCACTCTAGATTTGACAAGAGCCGGCCTAATCAACTACGCAAAAGAGGAAGAATTTTTTCACACTGTCAAGATTGCCAAGATGCGGGTGGAGGAAATAGTCGAAGGATACCTCCAAAACGGTAACGCTGGCGGCGCTAAGTTTGTCCTGATTAACAACAACGAATGGGCCGAGAAGAGCGAGACAACGCTGAATACAGATAACTTCACCATGACATTGGATTACAAGGGGAAAGAGGGATGAAAACAGAAGATGCAAAGTTCGAGGATGGCTTACCGAGACTATGGATGGGTGCCATCGAGAATGCCCAAAAGATGCTTTCATCGCGTCTGTCATCACTGGAGGCAATACATGCACCGGTGGATTACGAGGCTCTTGGGCGTGCTGTAGAAGCCATGGTGAGAGAGATTAGCCAGCGTGACCGATAAAGACCTCTGGATAGCCACCTTCCTGGCTGCAATACTCAGCGGAAAGACCGTGAAAGAGGCGCAGGCTATGGCTGACAAGGCTTTAGAGATAGATCGTAACTTCGACTAGATAGAGGTGAGATATGAAAGACACAGTGACAATACTTCCTGGCCTGCAAGAAGTAGAGCTACAAGATGCCCCTCCCCACATACAAGAATACTTTGATTTGGTTGACCGGGTAGGAGAATGGCTCAAACGCAGAGCATCCCATGGAGACAAGACCGTGGAGGAGCTTGCACTGATATTCGCTGAGAATGTGACTAAGCGTCACGGACCCACAGCCCACTAGAGAGGCATGATATGAGGCAGATACACAACGAAATATCCCACTTTGTGGCGTCCATGAATAAGCAGCTTGGAGTAGGGCCATCAACCATTACCAATAAGTGCATTACGGGTGACCCGGTGGTGACTTTATCTGTGGGGATTAAGCCTGAAGGTATCGATCCGCCTGTTTCGGACACTATAGAAAAGGCATGGTATCGCTTTCAGGGTGGGTTCAAGGAGTATGCGCGGGGGAAGTCTGGCCCAATATACTGGCGTCAAGAGCCCAGGGTTATGCGGCTGCATGATGGCTATTGGATCAGAGCCCGCTTGTTTATTGCCTCACGCCATACAAGAGAAGACAGCTATCAGGACTCTCTCCGCGCGAGCATTCCTATTCCTAACAGTGACTTACAGCCTTATTTCACCGAAGGCGAGAAGTGCATATGGTGGGGTCGGCCTGTGATTGAGCAGACTAGAGAGGAGCTTATAGGATTTATTGGGTACCTCGATGACGAATTAACAAGACAGAGCCGCAAGATTGCAGATTGACTACACCGCAGAGCCCACTGCCGCCAGGTTCCACGCCTCAGATGCAGTATGCCGCGGCTTCAAGGGTCCGGTAGGCAATGGTAAGTCTGTTACCTGCATCATGGAGGGTCTCAGATTAAGCGTTGACCAATGGCCAAATGCGCAGGGCATACGCAAATCAAGGGGAGTTATCGTCCGCAACACCAACCCGGAGCTCAGGACAACAACCCTCAAGACCTTCCAGCAGTGGATACCCGATAGAATCTGCCATATCGCCCTGAACCCCATCATCCAGGGCACCATGAGGCAAAAGTTAGGTGATGGCACTGTCATGGAAATGGAGGTGATCTTTCTATCTATCGACAGAGTAGAGGACGTTAAGAAGCTGCTCTCCCTTGAATGCACATGGATATTCCTGAATGAAGTACGGGAAATGCCCTATGCCACGGTCAAGGCCTCACGCGAACGCATAGGACGCTATCCATCTGTGATCGACGGATACCAGGATGTTCATGATGATAACGGTAAGCTGATATACGACGCCCCCAAGGAGCGCAACCACGATGGCTCAGCGAAGCTAGACAAGGACGGAGAGCCCCAGTACACGCCGTGTAAGCGCAAGGCCCTACTGATGGACACCAACCCTCCAGACGATATGCACTGGTATTACCAGCTGGCAGAGAACGGATATCTCAAGGGCGCGAAGAACAAAGAGGCGGCCAAAGCCCAAACCAAGAGGATATTTGAATTCTTTAACGGACCCTCACCGCTGATCAAAGAGGCGGACGGTACCTACACACCTAGCCCCGAGGCCGAGAACATCAAACACTTACCCGGTGGGTACCAGTACTACCTGGATATGATAGCCGGCAACACTGAAGACCATATCAACGTCATGGTAATGGGCAACTACGGCTCCATCATGGAGGGTAAACCTGTATATCCTCAATACAATGACCGCGTACACTGCCCTGAGAAGCTCATAGGGGCATATCGTGGCATACCCCTATGCCTTGGGTGGGACTTTGGTTTAACGCCCGCGGTCATCATTGGGCAGCTCACTGACATAGGGCAGTGCAGGATTATCCACGAACTGACCTCCGAAGACATGAGCGTTGTCGAATTTGCTCGAGATGTGGTCAAGCCATTCCTCCAAAAACACTACGGTGGCACCTCCTTTGATCAGCAAGGGAATGAAGTTCCAGCCTGGGAGATAGGCTTCAGCTTCGGCGATCCAGCAGGTAACAACCGCGGGGAGGGTGAAGGGAAGTCAGCGATAGGGCTTCTCAACGACGATTACATTATGCAAGGTGACACTCCGCTGAACATGGGATTTACCACAGAACCGGCCCCAACCAACGACCCAACGTTACGAATTAACGCAGTGTCTAGTTTTATGATAAAATTATGCGGTGGTGGAGAGCCCGGGTATTTACTCAACCGCTCATGCGAGATATTACGCAAAGGGAAGATAGGCGCCTATCACTACAGGCGCATTCAGCGAACCGGAGAAGATGCGCGGCACAAGGACAAGCCGGAAAAGAACTGGGCATCACATCCATCAGACGCAGAGCAATACCTGTGCCTCGGCTTTCAAGGCGGATTTGTTACCGATAGTAACGAAGAATGGGAAGATTATGAAGATGACCGCCGCGATGTCGGCATAATGGGGTATTAGGTGAAAGAAGTTACTACTGAGATTGGTGGCATAAAATACACTCTACCTGAGGCGGAAAAGATTTATGACGAGATGGTAGAGAGGGCCAAGCAAGACCCCAACACACCACGCGAATCACCGTTCTACAGACACAGGCAAAAGCGCGTAAACAGGGGTATTAGATGATTAAGGTCACTGGAGACTTAACAGAGCAGAGCCTAGAAGATTTGTTGATGCAGATTTCTGACTATTGCCATTGTCCGGCAAACAAGGAAGGAAAGACCGTGCATTACACCTCTTGTAGCAATGTCAACGTATTGGCCCCTGATTACCGGCCGGCAACTCAGGAAGAGGTCAACGAGGCGCTAAGGAATGGCTGACACTAAAGAACGCTCCCTCCAAGAACTCATAGACTTTATCGGTCAAGACAATATAGCCGAGGAGCTGGAGCCCGAAGAGCTAACAGCCATTGGGCAACAGGTTCTGGAAGACTTTAACGCCGCTATCGTGTCCATGAAAGACTGGTCAGAGCTGGTTAAGAAGGGTCTGGAGCTGGTAAAGCCCGCCACCGAAGGGCGCTCAGAGCCTTGGCCTGGAGCCAGTAACTTCAAATCACCGGCCTTGGCTGAGCTGTCATACCGATTTGGCGAGCGCGCATCCACTGAATTACTCCGGCCCAAGGATTTGGTCAAGGCCGAGGTCATAGGCGAAGACCCAGAGGAGACTAAGAAAGACCGTGGGGACCGCGTATCTACTTACATGAGTACCCAACTCAACCACGAGATGCCTGAGTGGAGAGACGAAGAGCGCGGCTTGCTCTATCGCATATCCAATATGGGCACGATATTCAAGAAGACATTCTTTGACCCCAACAAGGGTCGGTTAGTGTCTGATGTCATTCAGTACCCCTCCTTCGCAGTCAACCAGAACACTCCGTCAATGGAGGAATTGCGGGACTTTACCCACATTCTGGAGATAAAGAACAACGATATCATCACCTTCCAGCGCTCTAGGCTATGGCTGGATGAAGACCTTGCCTTGTCTGAGGACGACCAGAGTACCGACGAGGAGAACCACGACACCAACAATACCTTCCTTGAGCAGCAGTGTTTTTATGACATAGACGGCGATGGATACGAAGAGCCCTACACAGTCACGGTGCACAAGTCTTCGGGTAAGGTGGTTCGTATTGTGGCCCGGTTCAGAATGGCTGATATTCTGGTTACTGACGGCGACCAACAAACAACTGTGGACAAGCTGTTCCAACCTCTTGAAGACGAACACGGTCAACTCGATAATCCGGACGGCACCCAGCAAGAGGGATTGATTGATTCCGGCAAGAAGCGGGAGATTGTCAAGATCACCCCCGCAAGCAACATCACTAAGCGTGGGTTCCTGCCCTCCTCTGATGGCACGTTTCTCGATGTAGGTTACTTCCAAATCCTGTCCGCGCTAGTCGAGGGTGTGAATGCTGGGACTAACATGTTGTTCAATGCCGGCACACTAGCAACGCTTCAGGGCGGGTACTTGGCCAAAGGTATGCGCCGCAAGATGGGAGACTCCAGGTTTAAGCCAGGTGTTTACAAGCCCACCAACATATCAGTACAGGACTTGCAACAGGGCATCAGGGACCATACCTTCAAAGAACCGAGCCCCACCCTGTTAACCCTGGTTGAGGGTCTGAAGAAAGACATCATAGACGTATCGGCAAGCGTTGACATAGCCGAGCTGGTAGCAACCAATGTCGCGGCCTCCACTATCCTGATGGTTCTCGAGGAAGCCCAAAGCTCCACAACCTCGCTGATGTCAGACCAAGCCCGCGGCATGGGCAAAGAATTCCAGATTATCTACCGATTAAACGGGGTATTTGCCGATCCTCAAGAGTACCAGCGGGTGCTAGACAACCCAGAGGCAGACTACGAAAAAGACTTTACCCAAGGCGATTTAGACATATTGCCCACGGCCAACCCTGAGATATCCAACAAGGCAATGCGCATCCAGCAAAGCCAGATACTGAATGAACAATTTGACCGTTTGGTGAGTGTCGGCGCCGATGGTCGTGCTATTATGCAGCGATTCCTAGAAGACATGGGCATTGATAACATAGAGACTATCCTGCCGGCGCCCACTGAAGAGTTTGCGGCCCAGCAAACACGCACCTCTCAAGCTACTGAGCAAGCTAAGATTAAGGAGGCTGAGTTCTTTGGTGCCCAGACTAACGCACTAAACGCCAATGCCCGTAGATCAGAGGCAGAGGCACAGCTCAAACTGGCAGAAATACCCCAGAGGGTGAAGAAGCTGGCCGCCGAGGTTATATTGACCTTGGAGAAAGCAGAGTCAGAAGACGTAAAGAACCAGATAGCCAAGTACACCTCAGAGTTCCAAGAACTACAAGATTCCATATCGGCCATAGGAGCCTTAGATGACCTTTCAGCGAATAGAGACGTTAGAGCAACAGCTGGACCGCCTACAAACGGAGCTCGCCCAGGAACGGGAGCACCCGGTATCCCAGGACAGCTTCAGTAGATGGCTTGAGAGCGACATAACCAAGCTTTTCTTTCTGGAATTGTCAGAGCGGTACATTGAAAACCAGCTCAGTGACCCCGTTGTTACTGCATATCTTGAAGATGTGGGCGCACCCTACCCGCTGCCTCACATTGACCCTGCATCAGAAACCGCCATTAATGCTGCCGTTAAATCAGGGCGTAATGCCGAGCTTGTGGAGTTGATGGAGTGGGAGCCGGCGAACCTAGACAAGGAGGATGACGAGGATGGAGACTAAAAGAACCACGGATGAGTTTATCTTAGCCCTGTTTAACAAACGATCTTTTGAAGACAACACCGAGGCATATATTACTGGGTATCGTTTATCCAAGGCATTTGACTCTGTTTTAACCAAGGCAGCAGAGATCACGGTGGGCGATATAAGCGGCACGGCACTAGAATCATTCACCAATGGCTATAGAGAGGCTTTAAAATGAAACCAACCGGATATCATGTGCTGGTAAAGATGGGAGAGGTAGAGGAAGAGGTGAAAGACGGCGCTTTGGCTGGCTTTAAGCTCCGGTCTGACGCAGAACAGGGCCGCGAAGAAGGCGGGTACTATGTTGGCACGGTTATTGCGATCGGACCTACCGCTCATATGGGATATGAGGGCTGTGATGCCGAAACACCGGAGGAAAGAGCCGCGCTTTGGGGCTACAAGCTCGGTGATCAGGTATATATCGGCCGGTATGCAGGCGATGACCACTTAAAAGAGATTCAGGGCCTGGAAAACCACCGGATTATCGTAGACAAAGACATTAAAGGCGTAATAGGAGCGTAACCATGAGCGAAGAAGCGATAAAGGCAGAGTTTGACGAACCGAAAAGTGAGAACCCGGACGATAATCCACCGGCTGACCCGCCAGCTGATCCACCGAAAGATACACCCGAAGACCCGCCGCCCGATCCCCCGGAAGACCCACCTGAACCCGAATACTCCGAGGCTGAAACCAAGGCCAGGTCCGCAGGATGGCGTCCAAAGGAGGAATGGGAAGGCGACGAGGAAGAATGGTTGCCCGCCGGCCAGTTCAACCGCTTTGGGAGCGTATTTGACGCACTAAAGGAGTCCAGGTCCCGCAATGCATCCCTGGAACAGGCTGGCCGCGACCAATTGGCCACTAATAACCAGTTCCACCAGCAACAGACGCAGATACTGGAGAGCCAGATTACGGAATTAAAGTCTGAGCGCACAAAGGCTATTGATTTGGCTGATGTGGAGGAGGCAGACCGCATACAAGGGGAGATTGACGACCTGAGCGAGTCTGTTACTGCATCCAAGGCCGCGATAACGGCTGTGCCTGCTGCTACATCTGCAGAGCATCCGGGCATCACGGCATGGAACGAGGCCAACACATGGGCCAAAGATGCGACACCCAAGGCGGCGTTTGCCAAGTCAGAGTTTGAGCGCATATTGGAAGAGGACTACACCGATGGGTGCGATATGAACGATCTGATTACCGCTTCTTTACCCAAGGTAGATGCGAGTATTGCTAAGGCTTTCCCGCAAAATAACAGCAACAGGAATGCTCCGGCAGCGAATATTAGAGGTCGAGCAACTCACAGGCAGACCAATACTCAGCTTAGCATGAACGACTTAACGGCAGATGAGAAAGCCCTGCATGAAGAGTTTGGGGACACCTACAAAGACGACAAATCATTTTTAACCGCGGTTAAAAACGCACGAGAAGGAGTGTAATATGGCTAACACAGAGACTAAAGAAAACAAACCCACCCCCAAACGCGGACGCCCTCCGAAAAACAGCGACACCCCCGAACAGTCCAGAGACGAGAAAGGACAGCGCGCACCGCGTGTACCGATGGGGTCTGGAGGTAATTTAACTGTATCTCCAGCAATCATGGAGGAGATTAAAGCAAAGGGATGTGTACCCCGGTTTTGCCTGGATAATGACAAGGGGCAAATGGCCCAATACCTCGCTGCTTATTGGGAACCATACGAGGACGCAAACGGTAATCAGGTCACTCGCCCTTCGGGGTCTGGGCGTCAATATGTCCTGATGATGCTTGATGAAAAGCTTTATGAAGAAGATAAGGCTTTGAATAGGAAGAGAAATAGTGGTATTCTCAACGACAAGGCTAAACTACAACGTGGCGATGGGTATGAAGAATACATTCCCGATGATCGCGAGTATGTGATTAGCCCAGACCTGTAAACCCCTTGCGCGGTAGATAAGCCGTTAGAGATAGCAAAGGATAACGCCCATTTTGGGCACTACTTTCTATTTCTGACGGAGCTTTACTATGGCTGGCTTTCAAGCGTTGAAGTCGCAGGGCCTGGGGAACTCAAGTGGTGTTGTTACCACATACGACGTTCTTTCTACCCACTCTACGCGACTGGCAATCGGTGATGTCGTTGATCTCACCGGCACAGGTACCTCCACTGGACAGGCGGGCTGTGATGTAGCCGGCACTACTGGTCAGATCCTGGGTATCATCATGGGGTTTGAAGTTGACCCCGATAATCTCACTTCTACTGGTTTGGCGGCCTCAACAGGCGGAAAGGCGCGGGTCAACGTAGACCCCAACATGAAATATTGATGTCAGCAACGGCCCCCTGGCTGCCGTTGATTTAGGTCTGAACCTGAACCACGTTGTTACAGCTGCCACCGACTCCGGTGGTTTAACCATATCCAATATCAGCGTACATGCTACAGGGAAGGCCACCACGGTCACATTTCCCTGGCGCCTTGTTGCGCTTGAAGAGGATTCCGCGGGTGTCTTTGGCAATGTAGCCATTGTGGTACCTAATTCAACCACGCTTAACACGGGCACCGTAGGAGTATAATCATGGCTGGCGGAGTAATTACTACAGGCAATGTGCCTCGACTGTTACAAGACGGACTGGACAATGTATTTGGCCAGACTTACGACAACCACCCGATTGAATATGACAAGATATACAGTATCAACACGGGTACCAAGAACTTCCAGCTCGATCAGCAAATGGAAGGTCTCGGATTAGCGGCCTTTAAAGACGAAGGCGACGACATTGAGTTCGATAGCGCTCAGCAAGGGTTTACCCCTCGGTACGTGCACTTAACGGCTGCGAAGGGTTTCATCATGACGATGGAAGCCATGCAGGACGAACGGTATGGTGTGTTTAAGAAGCGCGCTCAACTGCTGGCATTCGGTCAGACCCAGCTGAAGGAGATTACCGGCGCCAATGTTCTGAACAACGGCTTTGATAGCGGTTTCACGATGCCTGGCGGTGATGGCCTTGAGCTGTTCTCCTCTGTACATATCAACGGTCCTTCTGGCGGTACTTTTGCGAATGAGCTGCCTGTTGCGGCAGATTTTGCCGAAGCTGCCCTGGAAGACCTGCTGATTATCATCTCTAAAGCCACAGATCCTCGTGGTTTGCGCATCGCATTGATGCCGGAACGATTGGTTGGGCCATCTGATCTCGCCTTTGAATTCCAGCGGGTTATGGGTTCGGTTCTCCAGAACGACACGGCGAATAACGCCACTAATGCGGTGAGGGACCTGAACGCTATTCCAGGCGGCCACACTATTAATCACTACCTAACCAACACCAAGGCCTGGTTTATCACAACCAACTCGCCAGAGGGTATGAAGTATTACACGCGTATGGCGATCAAGTTTGAGGAAGACAACGCGTTTACTTCTGGTAATGCACGAGAGAAAGCGGTTCAGCGTTACAGCTTCGGCTTCTCTGATCCCCGTGGTATTTATGGGAGCGAAGGAACTTAATCTACAGGGGCTTCGGTCCCTTTTATTGTGTCACTGGCGGTTTAAGCCCCGGTTCGAATCCGGGGGGCACAGGAGTAACATATGGCACGTTTAGCACGCACGACAGCATTTCCCAATGGCTTACACAGCTTCCTGATTGACATTAACTCAGTTGAAAAGACCGCCAATTATACGGTTGTTATAACGACTGATTCAGGCACCACGTTCACCTCTTCCTTAGATGCAATCGTTTTTACGCTTCCCTCTATTGCAATAGGTAACACGGTGACACTAGTAATAGTAACAGGCTTAATAGCTGTGAGAATAGGAGGTAGCGTTACTGTAAATGTGCCAAGACAGCTTATAATGTCATCAGCTGGCACTACCTGATAAGCGATATTGGTCTCAACAATTCCCGATGGTAGAGTAATAATCGCACCGGATGCTGCTTCAAGACACGCGCCAGCATTTATCCCATTAGGGAAGTTAGAAGGCTTGCAAGACATTAGGTTTCCTTAGCCCAAATCCCTCGAGCGCCGACAACTTGCCACGCAATGACGCCATCCAGGCTTGCCAGGGTCACGAAATCTCCGCGCTTGGCCGTTGCCTTGGTGTTGATAAGGTCTTTGTCATCAGTGCTAGAGCCGGCATAGGTAATGCCATCTGCTGCGGCAGGACTGACATTCAATGCCGCCACACCGTCAGGGGCGGTGTTAACGAATGTCACCGTGTTACCTATTGCAATAGAGGGAAGCGTAAAAACGATTGCATCTAAGGAAGAGGTGAACGTGGTGCCTGAATCAGTCGTTATAACAACCGTATAATTGGCGGCTATTAATGCGGCTTCTGCCTTATCTCCGTCCCCAGGTGATACGGTTAGAGTAAAGGAAGCCCAAGGCGGTACTTA